CAGGATCAATTACTGAGGCTGGTGGTGCAATTGCTACAGTCACTGCCCTTGAACTGGCAATTGATAACGGTATGGAAGCGCTTTATGTTGTTGGTTCGGCTAACACGCTACTTCCGTCTATTGGCAAATCAAGCATAACTGGGTCTGTTACAGCCTATTTTGAGAATACGGCTTTAATTGACAAGTTTATCAACGAAACTACCTCTTCAATTATATTTACGCTAACTGATGCGGCTGGAAATGATTACATCTTTGAGTTGCCGAAAGTTAAATACAATTCGGGTAATCCAGAAGTATCTGGCCCAGGTGCAGTTACCGTAACGTTAGACTTTATTGCTTTGTTTGACTCTGCCGCTAAACAGCAAATGAAAGTAACTAGAGTACCAGCTTAATTTCATAGATCGAGGCTACCACTAGATCGAGTCACTACTATAATTAAATCATAAGGCACAAAATGGACATTAATACGTTATACACAGTAGACGCACACGAAGAAGGGGCTGAGATACGCATTGTAAGCCCCTTAGACGGCAAAAAGACTGATTTCTATATCAGCGTACAGGGTGTGGATTCAAAGGCATATAGAACCGCTGTAAAGGCATATCATCGAAAATTAATAAATGATGAAGAAGGTGGTGAAATTGAATTAATTGTGGCTATTACAAAAGGTTGGCGAGGCTTAGTTGATGGGGATAAAGAGGTTGAGTTTTCTGCTGAAAATGCAAAATCAATGTATGAAAACGCGCCTGATGTAGCGAGTCAATTAGATCGGTTCGTTGCTAATCGTCAAAATTTTATCAAGGGCTGATTAATGAGCTTTTAGTTTACGCCAAATGGCAGTTTTGGGCTGCTGGCTATGATAAAGGCTCTAAAGTCAGTCGTATTGATAACTTGCGTCAAGTTGCCAAAACAATTGGTAGAAAACCAAAAGAATTAGACGAAGAACCATTGTTAAACGCAAAGCTATCTTATTTATGGGCTTTATTTGTAAGTCTAAAGAATGCGTCTGATGGCACTATTTCATATACCGAAATCCAATCATATATATCAATTTACGGTGATCTCTCAACGTTTGAGGTCGATGCCGTTCGCGCATTAGACGCATTGCATCTCCGAGAGGCTAATAATCATGGCAACTGATTTAACAGAAATTGGAATAAAAGTAAGCGTTGATGGTGCAGAAGAAACTGCTGATAAATTAAATAAAGTAGGAAAAGCAGGAACAAAAACCGAAGGTAGCCTAAAAGACATAGCAAAAAGCGCCAATAAAACAAATGGGCCGTTTAGAGCTATGCGCGGTTCCATGCAACAAGTTTCGTGGCAGTTACAAGACATTGCAGTGCAAAGTCAAATGGGTACTGACAAGCTAATGATTTTGGGTCAACAGGGGCCGCAAATTGCTTCTATCTTTGGCCCTGGAGGTGCTGTAATTGGTGCAATGATTGCGTTTGGCGCAATACTTGGTGGTTTAGTTTATAAGTCTTTGACAGGAACATCTGAGGAATTAAAAGTCCTTGAAGAACAAGCAAAGAAAAACGCAGAAGCCTTTGATGACTTAACTGCGGCTCAAAAGCGAGTTGTCGTAATGGAAACGACAAAAAGGATTGAGAACCAAAGCAAAATATTAAAAGAATTAAATGCAGAGTTAAAAGAAGCAACAGATTTAGGGCAAAGAAAAACAACAACTATGTTGTCAGGCGAAGCTCGTACTGGTGGTGGTAAGCCAATAGTAACTACTGAAAGTGAAGAAGATTTTGCTGATAGGTTGTCGGCAATACAAGCAAAAGCAGATGATGCAACTGCTGTTATTAAGTTGTACCGAAGTGGTATTGATGATTTAAGAACCGATACTGAAAAGCTTGTTGATAAGTTAACAGAGCAAGAGCGAGTAACTGGTAAAACAACCAAACAAATAATAATGAGTACGGATGCTTATACAAAAGCAACGCCCCTGCAAAAAAAGCAAATTCTAGCCCTTGAAAAACAAATACAAACGGCAAAAGACGTAGACGCGCAAAACAAAAAAGACCGAGCCGAAACTGAAAAAGCACTTGAGCAAAAACAAGCATTTATTGAAAAGTTAGATGAACAACATCAATTGCTGAAATTAACTGGTCAAGATTTGTATAAATACCAAGCTATACAAGCTGGTGCAACAGGCGAAGAAATAAAAACTGTTGCGGCTAAAATTGCGCTAGTTGCTGCGCTGAAAGAGCAAATAAAAGCAAATGCAGCTTTAGAAAAAGCAAATGATAAAGCAGATAAAGATCAATTAAAACGCGCAGCTTCCGCTAGTTTATTGCTTGAAGAGATTGCACAAGAAAACATGAGTGAGCTGCAACAATTGGAAGCTCACCTAGCTAAAAAAGATACTTTGCTCCTTGAATATTTAGACGAAGGCGAAATAACTTTACAAGAGTATCTTGATTCAAGTGCTGAGTTACAAGCAACGTATGACTTAGCTGAAATTCTTGCTAACAAAGAAAAGAACGACAAAATACTAGCCGACGACCAAGCTTTGTTTGATGCAAAAACAACCTTGCAAAATATGGCTTTAAGCGGAGCGTCAAAAGTTGCAAACGGACTTGCGGCTGTTGCCGAAGAAGGTTCATCAGAAGCAAAAGCATTATTTGCAATCCAAAAAGCAATAGCAATTGCTCAGATAATAGTAAGTACAGAGGTAGCTGCTAAAGCGGCCGCAGCACAAGCAGCTATACTTGGAGGGCCAGTAGCTTGGTACGCTACAGACACTGCCATTAGAGCTTTAGGTTATGCGTCTGCTGGCATTGTTGCTGGAACAGCTATTGCTGGAGGTCGAGCATTAGGTGGTCAGGTTCGTGGTGGTGAATCCTATCTTGTTGGTGAGCGTGGCCCAGAGTTATTAACAATGGGTACGTCAGGCCGAGTTACTAGCAATGATGCTTTAAAGAATTCTGGCAACGGTGCAGACGTTGTTATAAATCAAACTATTAATGTCACTACTGGCATACAAAGCACTGTTAGAGCAGAAATCGTTGCATTAATGCCGCAGATTTCAAATGCGGCTAAAGGTGCAGTGGCAGACGCTCGATTGCGCGGTGGTAACTTCTCGAAAGCAATGGCTGGAGCGTAATCAATGACAACCTTAACCTTTCCATCAGTAGGCATTGCTAATATGTCTATGAGACTTAATCGAGTAGTAGCTGTTTCACAATCACCTTTTACCTTAGACACTCAGGTTTACGCACATCAAGGAGCTAGATGGGAGGCCGAGGTATCCTTTCCACCACTCAGTCATGCGGAGGCTCGATCAGTTGAAGCGTTCATTGTTGGCCTTAAAGGAAGAGAAAATACTTTTACTTTTGGCAATCCTTTACATACAAGCTCTCTGTCGGATGGCACTGTTAGTAGTGCCGCTATAAGAGCAGAAACCTTAGAGTTGGCAACAGGTGCAGCATCTGTAGTTCCTGCTGGTACTTATTTCCAATTAAATAATCGTCTGTATTTAGTAACTGAGACTAAAGTTGCTAATGAAGCTACATTAAACTTTCAGCCACCTTTGCGATTAGCCGTAAGTTCCTCACAAAATATTATATACAACTTACCTAAAACGCTTTGGCGTATGGCCGCTAACGATGTTGGCTGGTCTATTGACTCAACATCTTTATATGGCTTTACCTTTGCTTGTGTGGAGGCATTATGAGTAGAACGCTTACCAGTGGAATGCTTAGTGTTACAACCGCTGATGTTGTTCGTCCGGTCTATTTTATAAAAATGGTCTTTGATTCAAGTGACACTTCAAATCCTGTACTTCTTTGGTCTGGTTTAGGCGATCTTGCTTTTGGTGGCGAAACTTACACAGGGTTAGGTGATCTTTTATCTATTAGTGAGATTACTGAAACGTCAGACATATCAGCAACAGGTATTAATGTTGCACTTTCTGGTCTAAATAGGGCTTTTATTGCCCAAGCTTTAGGTTATCAATATCAAGGTAGACCATTAACTGTATTTTTAGGCGCTTTTAACGATCAAGGCGCTTTAATTGCTGATCCTATTGTTGTTTTCTCAGGTTTTATGGACACGATGACTATCTCTGAGGGTGCTGAAACAGCAACTATAAGCGTCAATGTTGAGAATAAATTAGTCGCTTTTGAGCGAACAAAAGTTAGGCGTTATACCGCAGAAGACCAAAAGATAGATTATCCAAATGATAAGGGCTTTGAGTTTGTTCCGTCTATTGTAGAAAAAGAAATAATTTGGGGTAAGCCAACACCTGCATCTGGTGGCGGTGGTATTGGCCCTGGCCCACGACCAAGAAATTTACATTAGGGGAAAAAATGAAAATTGCCCATGAATCTATGGCTAACGTGCGCCATGAAATTGAGCCATTATTAGAAGAACATTGGGAATTAGTAGCACTTAACAAAGGCACAATAAAGTTAAATCCCGATTGGGAGCAATACGCAAAGCTTGATACGCAGGGCATGTTACGAATATTTACTGCTAGAGATCAAGGTCAATTAGTAGGTTACTGCGTCTTAGTCGTTAGTCAAAGTATGCATTATAAAGATCATATATTTGCAAATAACGATGTTACGTTTGTATTACCCGACCACAGAGCTGGGGCAACTGGCTATCACCTCATTAAATATGCCGAAGATTACTGTCGAAATAATGGCGTATCGCTATTTAACATAAACACAAAAGTACATATTCCATTTGACAGTTTGTTAGTCGGAATGGGTTTTGACCTTATTGAGCGAATTTACTCAAAATTCCTAAAGGATTAAATAATGGCAATTACGTTAATTACTTCCATAGCAGTTGGTTTTGGTGCTGCTATTGGGACTACCGCAGTATTTTCGTGGGCTGCATTTGCTATTAGCGCAGGGTTTTCACTCGTTGCTAGAGCATTAACTCCAAAGCCAGATTTAGGTGCTGACATGGGTGGTCAGTCGGTAATGACCAGAGACCCTGCACAATCTCGCAAGATAATTTATGGTCGTACAAGAGTTGGAGCAAATGTTGTCTATTTAGAGTCAACAGGCGCAGATAATAAATATTTGTGGTTAGTTGGTGCTGTTGCGGCCCATGAAATTGATGCTTACGAACAAGTTTGGTTTGGCGACGAAAAGATATGGGACTCTAGTCAAGGATATTACAACAATTGGAACAGTAGAGTAGAAATACGCTTCTTTACAGGCGATCAAACAGTTTCTGACAACGCTACAGATTCTACAACAATATCGCCTAGAACAGACAACTTGGTTAATGCATCAAACAACAAGTGGACAACAGATCATAAATTGTTAGATACCGCTTACATGGTCATTAGACTTGAGCATGATGTTGATAAGTTCTCTAGTGGTTTACCAAACATATCAACCGTTATTCGCGGCAAGAAAGTGCTTGATCTCACTAACAGCACTACAGCAGGTAGCTTTGTTGTTGGTACAAAATATAAAATATTAAGTCTTAGTAATTCTGGTACTGCGACTAATTTTACAGCAATTGGAGCAGCATCAAATACTGTTGGACTAGAGTTTAGAGCTACTGGAGTAGGAACAGGAACAGGCCAAGCTAGGATATTTTCATGGTCACAAAACAACGCTCTTTGCCTTTATGATTATTTGCGAGATGCTAAATATGGTTTAGGTGAGATAGACGATAACATCTT